GTGCCCTAATCAGTGGGGCAAAGCTGCATTTCGTAGCTATTACGCTACCTGGTCGATTTCCCAGCTAAAAGCCGGGATTTCTTCCAGTGCAGGTTCGGTGTTGACCTCGTGGCCAACAGGCATATCCAGGATAGTTACAAGTTCTGAAACCTGTACCCACGTTACCTTTCCACCCTTGTATTTACGGGCAAAAGTCGCTGGACGTGTGACACGCACTTTTCCTAGTATTTCAAACACAAGCTGAGGATCTTCCGACCCAATAAGCCATAGTCTGTCTGGCGAGGACAGCGCGAGGTTTTCTTCCCCGTGCTGTTGGTTATTCGAGTACATAAGATTTCTAAGAAGTGCGGGCGTACCGTCAATTACTTTTCGGACACACTCGTACTTCAATCTCATGTTCGGTTTCCCAGGTCCTGCCAAGCTAGTCCTAGATGAAAGGCGATTACCACCCCAATACTTAGAGCTAATCCTCCTACGGTATTTCTTGTAGAGAGGAGTCAAGCGCTCATCCACCACGCCGCCTATGTTTCCCCAGAATCTGAGGGCATTCAGCGCGTGAATCAAACCACAAGTGTCTGTGATCGGTTTGCGGACGTACAGAGGAGTCACATCAATACCATCTTTGAAATGAGCTCCACAACTCTCCCTGAAGTTACCTTTCCAAAAGGACTTTTCGGGATTGATGCGGAACCCACTATAGTTTAACATGGCGATAACGTCATGTGCTATAGGGGTGGGTACGATAATATCGTCCCCAAAGACGGTTACAATGCCAGGTGTACCAGTGAGGATACGGATCGACTCGCTTATAGCCCAGAAAATCAGGCTTTCAAGCTCAAACGTAAATCCGTTACCCATGGAGCTAAACATCTCCCAGGTGTGAAAATGTTTGTTGTCATACGAGCCGGAAGAACTTCGGCACATATTAAAGACTTCAAACCACTCTGGATCGAGACATAGGTATGCGAGCATAACCGTCAATGAATTGCTAGCTGATTTTAAATCCAGCGTAGCGTAACTTCCATCGAGGCTGCCAACAAAAGCCCACCACTGATTACGGGTGCAGTCGTTCAAATCTACACGAGCAAACCGCTTTAAATTCTCACGGATGTGAGAACCGAGGGCAGTCTGCAGCAACATATTACCTGTCGCCTCTTTCGCGCAAAAACGATCTGTCTCCGCGTTTTTCCGAACGGTGAAACCAACATTCCCTCTAACTATCTTAACCCATTTGCGGTGATCTGGTCCGAACTTCTGGACCATGTAATCGTGCCACGGAGGAGTCGCCTTTATCATAGCTATGACATAAGCGTAGGAAGCGGGGGTGCATGTTACCCTCTTACGAAACTTGGTGTACGGGTCAGATGAGAAGT